TCGCGCCGGCGGCCTGCCCTGCGCGAGCAATGGCCTGTTCGAACTCGGATGCCGAGGAAATGCCGGCGACGATGCCGGCGCCTGCGCCGACAGCCGCAAGCGCCGCCGTGGCCGCGCCAGCCGCAACCGCTGTCTTTCCGAGGCTCAGGTTGACCGAGTCGATGCCCTTGCCGATCTTCGCCAGGCCCGACGACACGCCGTCCTTGATCGAGAACTTGAGCTCGACGTTCTGCTTAGCCACGGAACGCGACCTCGATCTGGCGGGTGATTTCGGCGGACAGCTTGTTCAGCGCGAACGCGCCGACTCGGTTCTGGATCGCTGGATTCGCCAGCATGTCGGCCACGGATGGACCGAACAGCGCTTTGATCGGCAACCTCCCGACCTGGCCGCCGCCCGCCAGACGCGCGCGCATGAAGATCCGCTTCGAAGCACCGCCACCGCCACCGAAATTCGACACCGATGACTTGAATGCCGTCGGCAACCGCTGCGCGCCGCCGCCTTTCTTCACCTGCGCCGACACGCCATTGCGCCGCGTGGCCGAGTGCTTGAAGTGCTGCAACCCAATCGGCGCCTTCAGCCCGGTGATGGTGAAACTCAGGTCGGTCGTGTCGACCTTCGAGACTCGCGTGTTCGCGCCAATCTGCCGCGTGCTGGTCGTGTAGCCATCGGCCGCGGCCTTCGTCGTTTCGGTGCGCGTAGCACGCTGCGTTGACGACAGCGCCCGCTTCATGTCGCGCCCGAGGTTCTTCGACACGCCCGCCAGCCGACGCTGCAATGCCTGCAGGTCGCGCGAGTCGATGATGATTGGCATGGGTCAGCGCTTCGTGGCGGCCATGTCCAGTGACGACAGCGCCTCGGCAAAATCTGCCGCGGCTGCATCGAAGTCGGCGAACTGCGCCTGGTTCGCGGCGATGATGTCGGGCACCACCCGTGCAACCGCGCGCAGGAACTCCGGCAGCGTCATGTCCGAGAACGCCTTCGGGCGCTTGCCCAGGTTGATGCGGTCCAGCACGCCAGCCAGGTGGCCAAACGCCACCGCCATCATCGGGCCGTCGTTTCCTGCCTTCGATGCCGCGTCGATCTCTCGATAACAGGCAGCCAGCGCGGCGATGTCCGCCACGGTCAGGGGTTTCAGTTTCATGCGTGACTCACTGGCCGGAGGGGGCCGCATGGGGCCTCCGGCACGGAATGGGGAGAAAGCCCCGGCGCGCGTCGGCGCCGGGGAATGCAGCGGTCCTGCGGTCAAGCGTTACGCGACATCCTGGCCCGCGATGATGATCTGCGGGGTCGAGGTGTCCTTGGTGCTGATGCCGATGTCGAACGTCATCGAACCGAGTTCGTCTGCGGTGATGAACGGCAGTTCGCCCGACGGGGCGATCGAGCACAGCGGAATGCGCAGGTCGCGGTCATCGCCGTTGGCATTGTCGGCCACGAAGAACAGCTCGGCATCGATGGCGCCACCCGTTCCGGATTCGACCAGGGTGCGCGATCCGGCGGCCGGCGTGTAGTCGACATGGATCGTCTGGCCGTTGGTGATGGCGCCGCCGCTGATGATGTAGATCATGCCGCTGTCGGCATCGAGCTTGTAGTCCGTGTCGAGCACGTAGGTCGTGCTTCCGGCGACGTTGGTCACGGCGACCGACGACACCTCGCGCACGCCAACGTCGTTCGATCCGACCAGGCCGATCTGGTAGTGGTAGCCCTTCTGGACGACGATGGCCTCATTGGTCACCGGCGTGGCGCTCTGCGACAGCGTGCCCGAAGTGCCGCCCAGGAACATCGCGAGGTTTTCCGGCTGGATGTCGTCGCACGTCACCTGTGCGTTGAAGTTGACCGACTTGGTGACCGTCAGGTCCTTGGTCTGGATGCCCGCCGTCGAGCTGAAGTGTTCGAACTTCTCGGATTCAACCGAGAGCGTGAAGCCCGGACAATTGCCGATGAAGCGCCGGTCGGCGCGGTTGGCGTCGCCGCTGTAGACGCCGATGAAAATGCGGCCACGACCGAACACGTACTGGTTGGTGTGGGTATTCAGGGGAAGTGCCATGGATGTTCTCCAATGAAAAAGCCCGCTTGCGCGGGCTTCGGGGTGGGTTGGTGCGTTGGGTTACACCGGTGGCGTCGGGGCTTTCTTCCCCTTCGGCGGGTCGGGTTTTTCGGTCTTGCGCTCGGTCGGCGCACCGGCGCCGAGTCGCGTCAGCTTCTCGACATCGTTGGCCGGGAGTTCGGAGGTATCGCCGCACGTGTAGGTCACGCCGGCATGGGTCCATTCGCGTGCGAATGTGAAAGCGACGCGGTCACTGTTTTGCATCGGGGTCTCCCCACTTTTCGGTGTAATTCGCCACGAAGCGCACGCGCACGCCTTCGGCGTTCGATCCGTCTTCGCGGGTGAATGGCTCGGCGCCCAGGTATGTGATCGGGCCGATGGTCAGCCCCGAGTGCGCGATCGGACCCGGGCCCATGACCGCGCGCTTGATGTCGGCTTTCAGCTTCGCCTGCTGCTCGCCGGTGTTACTTTGCGCCGCCGCGAGGTAGCCCTCGACGTTGACGTTCAACGCGACCTGCATCTTGGTCGACTGACCTGCAGCAACGCCTTGTCCGCCGCCGGCCGCTGTCTGCGTGGCGGTTTCTTCACCCTCGACGATCACCACGCACGGGATCTTGCTTTCGGCATCGACCGTGCCGGAGCCGATGAAGACGTTCTGCCCCGCTTCGGTGTTGTACGGCGCGCCGCCGGTGATGGCCTGCAGCCGATCACGGAACCCGTAGAGCACGCGCAGGGCGATGGGATCGGCCATGTCAGTCGTTCACGACCAGGCTGACGACACGGGATTCGTCCGCGTTGATGATCTGGTCGACCTTGAAGCTGGTCGCCCCGACGACGAAGATGGCGCCGCGTTTCGGCAGTGATTCGCCGATCTCCGAACGCTGCGCCGTGATGGTCACCGCGTCGGTTCGCACCTGCGTGTCGAACCCGCCGAGCTGCACGCCCCGGTCGACGTACACCGAGCACGTGAGCGGCGAGCCGCCCACCTGCGTGTAGGTCGCCGCGTCCGCCAAGCCGGCAGCGGTGAACGCGGCCATGAGCTCGGCGTCGAGCGCGCGGAGGGCGGTGGATTGGGTCATTTCAGGTGCGCCGCCGTGATCGAGTAGCTGCCGCCGCTGCCATTCGCGACCAGCTTGAATCCGGTGATCGGGCCAGCCATCGATGCGCCGTTGCTGGTGAGGGTGAGTGTCGACCACAACGACGAGGCGCCGGGAGAAGCGGCATTCGTCACGCTGACCGTGACGTTCGACGAGTTGTCGACGATGACGCTGACGAGCTGCGCCGCAGACGCCAGCGCGACGTACAGCGTTTCCGACGCGCTGAGCGTGCCGGCTTTCGAATGGATCACTTGCATGGTCGCTCCGGGCTGGAAAGAGAAAGGCCGCCCGGAGGCGGCCTTGCTTCACTTCGCTACGTGCCGACGATCGATCAGGCGATCGTCGCGTTGCCCGGGGTCAGCTTGATCGTGCACGTGGTCTGGCCGTCGGTGCCAGCCACCCATGCGATCGCGCCTCCGGTGACATCGCCCGTGGCCGGCGACGCCGCAGAGTCGTCGAACGCGCCCGCGTTGGTGTTCGCCGAAATGTCCCAGATCAGCTTCTCGCCAACCGCGAACACGGCGCCGGAAACCTTCGAGATTCCGGAGAACACGCCCTCGACCGCAACCGCGCCGGACGATCCGTTCGCGATGTCGACAAGCGCGACGCCGAGCATGTGGGACATCTTGATCAGCTGGCCGGCAGTGACTGCCGAACCGGTGCCGTTGGTCCAGGTCAGGACGTTGCCGTCCTGTTGCTTCTTGATAGTCATGACCTTGTTCCTCTTCGAAAGGGGTGAGGGGCCGACTTACGCCGGCCCCGGATTCATCACGCGCCGGCGTTCTTGAAGCCGGTGCGCCATTCGGTGGCGGCCACGCCGAAGTCGAGGCGCACCTTCATGCGCATCTCGTCGGTCATGAACTCGACGTCTTCCTCGATGTACGGCGTCTGCTGGCCGTCGAGGAACGCCACTTCGATGCAGGGCGTGTTGCGGTCGGCGAACAGATACCAGGCGGTGCTTCCGGTCAGGTTCGGTGCGGCGATCAGTTCGAGACCCAGCGACGCGGCGTAGTTGCGCTTTGCCGAGTTGCTCGATGCCACGTCGGTCGGGCTGTTGAGCACTTCCCACGCGATCTGCTTCTTGCCGTACGGCACGACCAGGAAGCGCGGACGCAGGCCAAGCACCGTCGCGCGGCTCGGATCGGCCTGCGCCGCCATGGCCGCTTCGCCGATGGCGAGCGACGACACCGTGACCGCCGCATTCGCGCTGGCGAGGTTGGCGTGGCCGCCCGTGGTGCTGACGGCCGTGCTGTTGAACAGCGCGCCACCGTCCGACAGCGTGCCATTGGCTTCGACGTAGGCGTAGACTGCCTTGTCGACCGAGTTCGCCGCGGCCCAGCCGAGCGCGGATGCGAGGCGGGTGAAAGCACCGAGGTCATCGTTCACGACCATTTCGCGGGTCAGGCCGATGTAGCGGCCCTTGGTCGAGGCCTGGATCGTCTCGCGGTATTCCGACAGGGTGCCCTGCGTGTATTCCGCGCCCTCGGCCTTGGTGGCGAGGTCGGAGAACGCCGACAGGCTCACGATGCTGTGCTGCTTGAAGTCGGAAACCGACATCGTCGGCGCCCACTGCTGCCAGGTGGTCGGCGCGTTCGCATAGCTGGCGCGCAACAGCTTGGCCGCGGTGTTCGCGAGCAGGTACGGGAAGTCGCTGGACGAATGCGAGGCGAACAGTTTGGCGGCCAGTGCCGAGCCTTCGAGGCGGTCCGCGCCGGACACGCCAGCATTGCGGAGCGCGACGCGAATCAGCGCCTTCAGGCCCATGCCGGCGTATTCGTTGCCGGCCTGCAGCTTCTCGCCGCCCTTGCCCGGATCGATGCGCGCGAGGATGGCGTTGGACGCGCCCGCGATGAACTTGTCGCGCTGGTCGAGCACGTTGTGGGTGACGCCGGCAGTCGGGGTGGCGTCGGCAGCGAGCGCGGCGAGCAGCTTCTTGCTGGCATCGGCAGCGGTGCACGACTGGTCGCCGACGCATTCGGCCATGAGGCCGAGGTGGTTGACGCTGTGCGGTGCGAACATCGCGCGAATTTCGCTCACGCGGGCGGCTTCGGCCTGGAGCGCTTCAGTGCGCGCGGCAGCCTTGGCAGCTTCGATCTGTTCAGGAGTCATAGCTACGTCCTCTTTCGGGGTGGCCGGAGTGGCCGGGGTGACCGCCAAGGCTGGCGGATTCAGTTGTGCGGCAATGCGCAGCGACGGGGCGCTGAACTGCTCGCGGACCTGGGCGAACGCCTTCTTGAAGGCCGACGTGGCTTCGGTCGAATCGGTGGGTTCTTGCTCTTCCGCCATGCGTGTGGCGAATCCGGCCTTGATGGCCTCGGCGGCGGTGTACCAGTGGTCGCCGCCGGTCATCAGGGCTTCGATGTCCTCGCGCGCCAGCGTCTTGTTGAACCGGGCATAGGCGTCGACCATGCCGACCGCGACCTTGTCGAGCATGTCGGCGGTTTCGCGCATCGTGTCGGCGGGGCCCCAGGCGAAGGTCGACGGGCCGTGGATCATCATGGCCGTGCCGGTGCCGAGCACGATCTCGTCGCCCGCCATGGCGATGACCGTCGCGATCGACGCGGCGTAGCCGTCGACCTGCACGATCTTGCGGGCCTTGTGGGCGCGAAGTTCGTTGTAGATGGCGATGCCGTCGAACACCTCGCCGCCGGGCGAGTTGATGTGCACGAAGATCTCGCTGATGTCGCCGGCGGCCTTCAGGTCGTCTCGGAACTGCTTGGCGGTGACGCCGTTGCCGTACCAGTCTTCGCCGATGGGGCCATAGATCAGCACCTCGGCGGTGCCTTTGGCTTTCGCCTGCACCTTGATCATCGTTCGGGTCCTTGTGTTACTCGCCGTCGTTCGGCGGAGTGGGTGGCACGGGCGCGGTGGCCGGTGCGTCTTCGCGCTGCAGGCCGAATGCTTCGGCTTCGTCGCGGTCGCGCGCGATTTCCTGCAGGGTTTGGGTCGGGTTTCGACCCGCTTCGCGGATGATCTGGCTGCGCGACTTGTAGAGCCGCTTCTCGGCCATTTCGTTGGCGGTGATTTCCTTGACCGGATCGATCCACGGCATCGGCGGCGTGGCGTGCGTCGCGTCGTAGACGGTTTCCATGTCGACGCCACCGAGCTTGAGCAGGTTGGCTGCGATGGCGGCATCGACGAACGCCCACCACACCGGCTCGCAGAACTGATGCACGAAGGTGCCGGCCAGCGTGGCGTAGTGGCCGTGCCCTTCAACCAACTCCTGGCGCTGGGCGCTGTAGGTGCCGTTGTAGTTGCGCGACAACGATGAATAGGTGGTGCCGAGCCCGGCCGCTCCGCTGCGCAATTGCGCGTCTCGGAACGGGATCAGGGCGTTATTCGGCCGATTCGGATTGATCGTGCCGATGTCCTCGCCTGGGCGCAGGTCGTCGAACACCATGCCTGGCTGGAATTCCATGGTGCGCGCGTCGTCGGCGTCATAGTCGGATGCGGCGTAGTCATCCGGGGTACCCTTCTTGATGAACGCCGCCATGGCCGCAGCGACACGCGCGGCGATGCGTTCGGACTCGTCGATCTCCTTGATGTCGTCCAGTCGACCAAGCACCGACGCGAACACCGTGATGCCGCGCAGCTGGTGAATCCGGCGCACGAATTTCAGGTGAACAATCCGGTTCGCCTCGACCCGCTTTGTCTCGGCCGATACCGTGCCGGCGTCGCCCGGGTGTCCCTTGTAGAGCCAATAGGCCCGCGGCCGTCGCCAGCTGTTGACCTCGATGCCCTGCACGATGCCCTTGGCGTCATCGTTCAGCGAGAACGGCAGGTAATCGGATTCGAGCAGTTCCAGCGAGAACGGGACCTTGGTGCCGTGCTCGAGCTGCGGCACGGGACCGATCAGAAGCTGCGACAGCATTTCGCCGTCGCGCAGCCAAGATCGGGCAGCCAGGCGCTGCACTTCGAAGTAGTCGTGACTTTGCGTGACCTCGGGCTTGAATCGCCAGTCTTCGAACAGCTTCAGCAGCTGATCGTTGATCTCGGTGGCCAGCGTGCCGTCCTTGTTCTTGACCTGAGGCTCTGGGCGAATGCCACGACCGACGACATTCGCGACCAGCACGTCAAGCGCGCCGGTCGCGATGTCCAGATTCTCTTCCATGTGGCGCGCCAGCGTGCGTAGCTTCTCGGCGCTGCGCTGGGTCTGCGCGTTGGCGCTGCCCTTGTCGGTGCGGGCCTTGCGCAACCGGCTAGGCTCGGCCACTTCGTGAAACGCCTTCAAGGCATGCGCAGAACGCGCGCGTGCCAGCGCCCACCCCGGTGCAATCGGGGCGATCAGCTGCGTCAGCCAGTTCATCGGAAGTCCGCCAGTCGAACCGACAGGCTCGGACGACCGGCCGCCACACGCGAAAGCCGCGCGACCTCGCGTCGCCAGTAGTTGATCAGGTCGATGATCTCGCCCGCGCTGCGGTAGGTGACCTGGCGGTCGGCGTAGCGCACGGACAGCGATGCCGATTCATTGGCCGCCATCAATGCGTCGAGCTTCGCCTGGGCTTGCGCGAGGGTGATTCCGCTCATCGGTATCTGCTCATCCATCCGCCCGAACTCGGGCGCTTCGGTTTCGGTGTGGTCGACTTCGGCGGTGGCGCCGGCGTCGGTGTGTTGTCGATGGGCGGCGGGTCGCCCGCCTTGGTGCGCTTCGGTCGTGCCGTGACGCCGCCGCGCTCCGCGAGTGCTTTCAGGTTCGGGCGCTTGATCGCCAGCGCCGCGAGGGCGTAGACGTTCAGGTCGAGCGCTTCGTTACGGGCGCCGCTGGGCAAGTGCCACGCGGTATAGGGCTGGCCGAACTTGTATCGAGTGACCGATCGCTCGGCCGTCAGCTGGTCGAAATACGCCTGGCCGTACTGCGTCGACACCGGGAAGTGCATGTAGCCCGGCCCCGGCTCGGTGATGGCCAGCCGCGACTTCAGAATCAGTTCCTTCGCGGTGTCGGTGCCGACGATCCAGAGTTTGATGCCGGCTTTCTTCACCTTGCCGCCCGGCTTCACCAGCGGCGCGCCTGCACCGGCGCGACCCTTCAGTGCGTACACCCGCGAACGGTGCTTGCGCGCGAACTCGTAGGCCTGCTTTGTGTAGTGGCCGCCGGTGTCCAGTCCGCACGCATACACGCCGAGCACCGCGCCGTCCTCGCGTGTGAACGTGCGGTCGAGGTGGTCCGCAGCGCGCTGCCACAGTTCGTCGCGACCGGGGTCACCGGCCAGAACGGCGTAGTCCAGCGACCACGACTCCTCGCCGACGCCCCATCCTTTCCACTCGATCTCTAGGCGGTCGTCCTGCACGTCGATCGCCATGGTCACGACGACCACGCCATCCGGCACGCTGTCCGGGCCGTAATGCTCGCGTCGCGCTGGCAGCGATTCAGCGCTGACCTTCTCGCCTTCGTCGTCCTGCCACACCTCACCGAGGCTGGTGTTCGTGAAAACCTTCAGCGTGTCGGCGGCGCCCTTCGCGTCCATGAACGCGCGAACGATTTCAGCCAGACGGCGCCAGGGCGAATACAGCTCCGACAGCCAGAATCCCGCGACCTTGCGGTCTGGATGCTCGGCGACCCATCGGCCGCGTTGCAGCGCCAGTGCGCGCTCGCCTTCGGTCCAGAGCGCGCCGCAGTGTTCGCACGCATACTGCGCGGTGTCCGGATCGTCATTCACCCACTGCACCTGCGCCCACTTCAGCCACTGTTCGCCGGCGCAATGCGGACACGGCAGCATGAACCGCCGCATGTCCGATGCCAGCCATGCGCGATTGATGCGCGAGGTGCTGGCCAGCGTCGGCGTCGAACACAGGAAAAGGCGCCGGTTCCAGAACGTTTTCGTGCGCGCCTTGCCGAGGTTGACCGGATCGCCCTCGGCGCCGGCGCTCGGCGGGTATCGGTCGACCTCGTCGAACAACGCGACCCGGATCGGTCGCGATGCCAGCGAGGCCGGCGAGTTGGCGCCCGCGATGGTCAGGTGACCGCCGGGGAACACCTTGTGCAGGATCGTGTTGCCGCTGTTACGGCTCTTCGGATCCGCGATCTTTCCGCGCAGCCGCGGCGTGTCCCGCACCATCGGTGCCAGACGGTCTTTCGAGAACGCCTCTCCGATCTCGAGCGTGGGTTGCACGACCAGGATCGGGCTAGGGTCCTGATCGATGAAGTACCCGAGCACCGCTTTCAGCATGAGCGTCTTCCCCACCTGAGCAGACGCCATGAGCACCGTCTCTTCGCGCGTCGGGTCACTCAGCGCGTCGAGCACCCCGCTTTGGTACGGCGCCCTTTCGCTTCGGTACTGGCCCGGCTCCGCGCTGTCCTCCGCGCTGAGTTGCAGGTGCGCGTTTGCCCACTGCGTTACCGTGAGTTTCGGGGGCGGCTTCCATACCGAAATCGTTCGACTGTGCAGCCGCCTTATCGACTCGGACTCGGATGTTGTCGGGGAAAGCATCGCCTGCGAGTTCGGCCAGCGCTTCGAACACCCCCGCGTGCAGCATGTCCTGCACGCGGGTCAGTTGATCGGGGCCTGCAATTTGTGGGGCCAGCTTCGATGGCAGCGACAGCAGCTTCGCGCGTGCTGCCGCCACCATGTTCTGCCAGTGGTTTTCGAGAACCGGGGCGCGCACCAGTTCGGCGCGCAGCTCCGCCACCTCGAGCTCGGTCTTGTCGGCCTGGGCCTTCGTCAACCGTGTGCGCTCGCGGTCGAGCTCGCCGCCATCTCCGGCGCGATCGATGCGCCATTGCGTCATCACGCGCAGGTCGAGCAGTTCGATGCGGTCGTTGTGGTCCCGCTTCGCGACCGGACACCCGGCCGTGAACCAGCCGTCGAGCGCCTGGACCGAC